TGCAAGAGAAAAGTTTCCATATTCAATAGAGTGTAAGAACCAAGAAACATTAAATGTTTGGAAATCATATGAACAAGCAGAGTCAAACTCTGGAGATTATGAGCCTGTGGTTTTTATTAAACGAAATAATCAAAAACCTTTAGTGGTTGTTGATGCAGAATACTTTGTAAGGTTACATGATGGAAAGCTTTAATTTTATAGATAGAAAAGTTCTTTATGACAGTTTGGCTGTCAATGAAAATCTTGAAGTTAAACAAATGAAATATGGTGATTTATCTTATACACTAGTTGATAACTTTTTTAAAAATCCAAATAAAGCTATAAATTTTTTAAAAAATTATCCAGCATTAAATGGTGGCGTGTCTACGCCAGGAGCGAGACAAAATTTTACTCCAATGGATTTAGTGCCAGTTCTACAAGCATATCAATCTGTAATGGATACACTTGGCAAAAAAATTGATCCTACTAGTTTTATAACTTGTTCTAATATAGCATGGAAAGGTGTAGAGGTTATGGATGGTTGTATGTATCCTCATGCTGACTATCAATTAGTTTGTAATCTTTGGTTATGTAATTTTGAGGGTGGAACTTCTTTTTACAAATACAAAGGTCACCTTAGTAGTAAAGATATAAAGATTCCAGAATATAAAAAACCAAAAGAGCCACTCGTGCCATGGGAAAATTTTGATGGCGATGAGGATTGGGAATTGTATTATACTATACCTACAAAATTTAATTCGGTTGCAATGTATGATGGTACAAACTTTCATTCACCATATGCAAACTTTTATGATACATATCGTTACGCACTAATATCATTTTATCGTTCTGAAAAAAACTTTGCATAATTTGCATAAAAGCCCTTGACATACTGCTAAAAGCCTGATACTATCTAAGAGTAAGATAAAGAGAGAGGTTAAAAATTATGACAAATATTTATTTTAAAGTTACTTATCCAGACGGAGATTTTGAATATTGGACAGATGTTCAAAAAGAAGAAGTTGAGAGATTAGAAAAACTTCATGGTAAAAAATTAATTATTGAAAAAGTAAAGGGAGTTGAGTATGAGTAAATTAAAAGATTACATATTAGATATCCAAGAACAAGTTTGGGAGTTCTTTGATAAAGATGGTAACTTTGTTTCTAAAAAAGTATCATTTGATAATAAAGTGCAAACTATTAAAACCAAAAAAGAGATGGTCAATATGTTTGCAATCGTGCATGGTTTAATGGCCAAAGAAATTGCAGAGGAAGAAATCTTTGCAATTGAAACTGGCGACCACTTTTCATAAGAGGGGAAAATGAAAAATATAATGATTGCAACTTCGGTTGCTGTATTGATGAGTACAACTGCATTTGCAAAAGATTGTAAGTATGTACAAAAAATTATTCTAGATGACAATAATGTAATTCTAAGTGCAAAAACAGAATACATATGTAAAGAATCAAAACCGATTATTGTTCTACCACCAAACACATATACAGAAGTAAAAAAGGTAAGACCGCCAGTTGTGTCTTATCAAGATTATGTGAATGGAAATTATTACAATAATAATAAAGGCGTTGACTTCTTGTTAAATTTAGTATATAATAATAATTAAATAATGGAGAAATAATTGTTCAAAATAACAGTTGGAATTATATTGGGTATAGTCTTAGTCACATACTATCCTCAAATAACAACTACTACTACAAAATGGTTTGTAGATAGTGGTGCGCGTGACGAAATCGTAAAATCATTGAAAGAGGTAAAATAATGAAATATTATGGTGTTAGTGCAATTGCACTATTAGTAGGATTGAGTGCTTGTGCAAAGAATCCAAATCCCCTTGCTGTCATAGATACACCTATGATTAAATATAAAACTGAAAAGGTTCAAGCTGCAGTCAGTAATATACCTAAATGGTATAAAAAACTACCTATAGAAGCAAACAAGATTTATTCAGTTGGTGCATCAAGTTCGCCAGATTTACAATTGTCTGTAGATATGGCAACACTAAATGCAAAGTATACACTTGCAGATAGGATTAATGGTAAACTAGATGGTATGATGAAAACTTTTATGACAAGGTTAGGAACAGACGAAGATATCTCTGCAACTACAATGTCAGAGGTCGAAAAGGTTACTAAGAACGTAATCGCATCTGTAGATGTCGCTGGTTATAGTCCTAAAGAAGTAGAAGTATATCCTAATGGAACACAGTTTCGTGCATTTGTTCTATTAGAATATTCTGATGCAGAAGCTCGTAAGGTTATTATGAATCGTATGATGAAAGATAAACTTGTATATTCAAAGATTAAATCTACTAATGCTTTTAAGGAATTAAAAAGTGAAGTAAATAAATCTAAAAAAGCTGATGAGGTATCTTCTCTAAGTAATATTGAAACTGAAATCAATAAGGTTTCTCAATGAGAAAAGATAGACCAAAACAAGGTTTAACTGTCATGGTTCGTGGAGATGACCTTAACGGTGCAATGCGTGTTCTAAAGAAACGTATGCAAGAAGAAGGCATCTTCAACGAGGTTCGTGAAAGAACCTCATATAAAACTAGAAACGAGAAAAGACGATTAGAGAAAGCAGCTGGTCGTAGAAGATGGTTAAAGAAAATAGATAAATTAAAAGAACAAGGGAAATGGCCAAATGACTAAAGTTCGTGCAACAACTGCAGTGAATGATGGTTGGAAACAACCAAAGAAACGTAAACCAATGACAGAGGATCAAAAGAGAATTGCAAGTGAAAATCTAGCAAAAGCAAGAGCTGCAAAAACACCAGCAACAAATGATTCAATTCATCCAGCTGTTGCAGAAAAAGGTGACGATTATTATCTATCAGCTAAAAATGTCAAAAGTTGGATTAAGATACAAAAAGAAATAATGTCTAGTCTAAGGTTTGAAGTTAGAAAAGAAGTAAAGGGTGCTAAAGCAAAATATCATAGTGCACAAGGATATATAAGACAAATGAGGTATTATTTAAAACATGGCACTTGGTGCACTGATTTTTATGGGCCGTATGAAGAAAAGAGGATAAAATGGGTGACGATAACGTCAAAGGGATAAATAACGTAATCAAAGGGCCTTGGAGAACTACCAAGACTATTACTAAAGCAAAAACTGAAAAGATGGCTGTAGATATGTTATTTGTAGAGGACATGGCTGAATCTGTAATGATACCTATGATTCATTCTTTTGCTGAAAATGGTCTTGATATTAAAAAAGATGAGTTCGTTCAAGAAGTTGGTTTTATGAATGAGGTTGTCAAATCTTTAGTCTTTAGACATTTGGGTTATAAACATCCAATGCAACAGATGATAAAAACTATTATGACAATTAAAACAGAAACAGCAGAAGATGTGTATGCAGCTTTTGATGGCGAGTTAGTTGAACAAATAACTAAAGCTGCTGATGCTGTAATTAAAAAGGATGATGATGATGCTGAAAAAGATTGATACCTTTGAACGATTTAGTCCTACTATTATGCAGTTCAAAGTTTCTGATAGATTTGTAGATATTGTTAACACCACAGGCGATGCAGTATTGCCTGATGATGGACTTTCTAAGAAGTTTGATTTTTCAAATAGTCTTGTAGGTAAAGTTTCTAAAGAAGTTAGAATACCAATACTTGATGAAAATGATAAAGAGTATTACAAAGATACACTTAAAGATGGTTGTTTAGAATATTTAAAAACTATGATAAAAAAGAAAAGAGCTTATGAGTGGATAAAAGGTGGGGGTTTAGAACCGACTAGAGATAATATTCATTTAGCACAATCTTGGATTGTAAGTCAGTATAAACATGAATATAATCCATGGCATACTCATAGTGGACATTTTAGTGGAGTTATCTATCTAAAAATTCCAGATGATATGAATAAACAATATGATGAAGAATTTAAAGATCACTATCCAGCTAGTGGTTTAATTGAATTTATGTATGGGGAAAAGGCAGATTTTAGAAGTGATAATCTAAAGTTTAAGCCTGAAGTTGGTACTATGTTAGTATTCCCATCATGGTTAAAACATAGTGTGTATCCATTCTATGTTGATGGAGAAAGAAGGAGCATGAGCTTTAACGCTTATCATATGTACAAATGATTATTATTGATATGAATCAAATCTCATTAGCAAGTCTGATGATGGATTTAAATATGAGAAAAAGTAACGAAGTAGATGAGAGTATGGTAAGACATATGATACTTAATTCTGTTCGTATGTATAGACAACAATTTCAAAAAGAGTTTGGAGAAGTTGTACTTACTTATGACTCTAAACATTATTGGAGGCGAGAAATATTCCCTCAATATAAAGCTGGTCGTAAGAAAGGTAGAGAAAAAGATAATAAAGATTGGGATTCTATTTTTGGTGTTCTGAACAAAATCAAATCAGAGTTCAAAGATAATCTACCTTACAAATATCTAGAGGTATATGGTGCAGAAGCTGATGATATTATTGCAACCCTATGTAAAAATTATCAAGATAAAAAAATAATGATTGTATCTGGAGATAAAGATTTTATTCAGTTACACAAATATCCTCATGTAAAACAGTATTCACCTATACTCAAGAAGTATATAAATGACCATGATCCAGACTTATATATAAAAGAACACATACTTAAAGGCGACACTAGTGATGGAGTGCCTAATGTTCTATCGCCAGATAATACATTTGTAGATGGATTAAGACAAAGACCTTTAGGAAGAAAAAAGATTGAGAATTGGTTGAATATTAACGTAGATAATTTACATGATGAAGTCAAAAGAAATTACCAAAGAAATAACAAACTTATTAACTTGGACAATGTTCCAGAGGTACTTGAAAAAGAAATAATGTTTGAATTTAAGGAAGCCCCTTGTGGTGATAGAAGTAAATTATTAAATTATTTTATACAATCAAGATTGAAGAATCTTACTAATGAAATTGGAGAATTTTAAATGGAAAAAACTTATACACCACTCTTTTCAGAGGTACTTGACAAAGTACATAAAGCTAAAACTAAAGATAAAAAAGTTGCACTTCTTAAAGAACATAATACTGATTCTTTAAGAATGCTTCTTAAAGCTGCATTTGACCCAAAAATAGAATGGGTGTTTCCAGAGGGGAATGTTCCTTATACACCTAATGATACGCCAGAGGGTAAAGAACATACTGTATTGGCAATGGAAGCTAGAAAGTTGTGGCATTTCATCAAAGGTGCAGATAATAAGACAAAACAACACCAAAAAGAAAATATGTTTTTTCAAATGTTAGAGGGTTTACATGCAAATGAAGCAGAACTTTTAGTTCTTTGCAAAGATAAAAAACTACATCAACATTATAAAGGGTTATCTGCAAATGTTGTAAGAGAAGCATTTGGTTGGGATGATAACTTTGCAATTCCAAAGCCAGATGAGTATCCACAAGCAGGTCGTTCTGCTAGTGGTTTAGTGATGGATGCATGAGGATAACACCTATTCAAAGAACTGTCTTTTCTCAAAGAAAACAATCTCAAACTTGGAAAATAAAAAAAGCAAAAAAAAGTGATAAAAATGCAAATAAGCCCTTGACATTGCCCGAATCTTCTGTTATTATAATTAAGTAAGATAAAGATTAACAGAGAGAAAGAAAAAATAATGACAATGATTAAGAAGAAATTCACTAGTATTGATGATGGCATTAACAATATGTTAGATGCTGCTGCCCACGACTATAAGAATATGGGTTCAACATATAGAACTAGTGAGGATTTTCGTGCTGGGTTTATGATTAAGCCTGGACAGAAATATATCAAGATTGGTAGAATGTCTAAACATACATCTGGTCAAATGGGTTCTGTTTGGGGTTTTGTTGTTAATACTGATGATGACAAAAAGTTCAAAAGAGGTGATGTTCTAAAAGCTGCTGGTTTTAATGCTCCAGCGAGAAATGCACCAAGAGGTAATGTTTTAAATGGTGGTTTCAGTATTCGTTGGACTGGCCCTTTATATTTGTAGGAGATATATTATGAAAGTATTTTTAGGTTGTATTATGATTGTTGCTTGTGTAATGATTGTAGGATATGTTGAAGACCCATGCACTACAGAGGGATTAATGCATGGATGTACGCAATAAGTTTGATTCGGTTGGCACCTCTCTCTCTCATCAAAAAACTAGCCGGCCGAATCACTTTTCTCAATGTGAAATATGATGAGTAAGTGATGTACTGTAAGTACTTGAAATCATTGAGAAAATTAAGGGGGGTTGACAAACCCCCTTTTTTCGTATATACTATTAGTATAAACAATAAAGAGAGAGAAAAAATTATGACAAAAAGAGTTTCAAAAAAAATGAGAGAAGAATTAAGTATTCACCAAACATTTAGAATGTATGACGATTCTGGAAAACAAAATTCAATTAGATTTATTGCTGCCCATAAAGGTGGTATTCAGATGTTTGCAAACCCTGGCGAGTTAGTTGCTTGGGCAAAGACTCCAGAGATGATTGCTTATGCACTAAGAACAAAAGGTGCTGATGAGATAATCATGGGTAGTTCTTCAATGGACTTTGCTTCAGAGAATGGATTTGATTTAGATGAAGATGCTACAATACTTTGGGATGAGGGTTATCATATGTATCTTGACGAAGTTGCTGTTGTTGGAGTTAAATAATGGAAGATAGTGGACATTTTGTTCTAGTTAATGGTGGAACTAAAAAACAACGGGCTCTAATCGAAGATATTGCTTGGTGGTTCTGTGATAAGTATTTTAGTAGATTCAAATACTACAATATTGAATTTGACCTTACTAAAATAAAAGGTGATGTTCAAGGTTGGTGTATGGACATTGATAAAAATTGTTCTCATATTGAAATAGATAAAAGACTCAAAGGAGATGATTTTATTACTTGTGTTCTACATGAGTTGGTTCATGTGAAACAACAATTCAAAGGCGAACTAAAAGAAATGGATGGTAAATCAAAAAGATGGAAAGATGAGATTCATATTGGTATAATGTCTGACAGTAAAGTTAGTGCAGAAAAAGTAAGAGCTCTTATTCCAG